CCATGCCGGAGTTAATCCAACAGGTGTTCTCGTTGTTATTGTTCAGCACGGCGGAAACAACGCCGCGACCAAAGCAGGTCAGGTAACGTCTGTGACGTACGGAGGTGTGGCAATGACGCAGGTCATCGAGTACGTTGCGAACGGTCCGGCTGCCAGAACCACCAAATGCTCTGTACATCGAGCGTATTTCCTAAGCTCTGCAGCGATACCTGCGGGAACATCAACCGTGCAGATCAACGCATCGACGGGTATTTCAGGCATCGCCGCGGCGTTCACCTTCACAGGCCCAGAGACAATGGAATGCATCGTTGGAACGGCAACGAATCCAACGGCGTCGAGCACGTCTGAGGTAGGACTGATCGATGTTGATTCTTCTTCTGACACTTCTGTCAGAATGGCATTGCCGTACGAGACAAGCTCTCGCGAAGCAAAACCTGTTTGCATGGTGGGTGCGATCACACACGGCACGACGACTGCAGGATACGTGACAGTGGATAGCGGCAACGAAGTTGTTGAGCTGACGCAGACACTCGATGCCAACACCGTCACGATGAGTGTCATCAGGGAAACTGCTACGATTACTCAGTCTGCCAACAGCACTTTTGGCTGGACGATCAACGCTTTAGCAGGAGCACAACCTGTTGGGGCAATCGTTTACGGAGTCATTAATGCCGCTGACGGCGGTAAGGTAATACTTGACAACACGTCAGGCATAAAAACAGGTGCGACCGGTTCACCAAGAGGTAGTGGGGCAGTTACCGTTGGGCCCAACACGGCTAGCGGAACTGGCACGTTCGCTGCGGGTTATTTCACGCATGCAATAGGCTCATATTCGGTCGCTATGGGGCAGTCAACGAACGCTGTCGGAGCTCAATCAGTGGCTGCAGGGCTTGGAACGATAGCGGCTGCGTCGAACCAAGTGGCGATTGGCAACTATAACGCTTTAGACACGTCTCTCAATACTTACTTTATCGTCGGAAACGGCACTGACGATTCTACAAGAAGTGATGCATTCAAAGTATCATCGACAGCAATAACACTAAACGAACCGGCTGAATTCAATTCGACGGCGCAATTCAACGGCACGACCACGTTTGATGCCACTGTCTTCAATGATCTTGCGACCCATAACTATGTAATGAGACTCGATCAAGGATCGACGGCAATGGGTACGGCATTCGCTGATGCCGGAGTGTTTTGGGAATGCGACATCGTATCTTTCGACACGCAGATTAGACGATGGGGAATTGGAATAAACAGCACTTCAGATCTGCAATTTATTTACGGTACTTCAACATCACCGATAGCTCCCACAGCCGGTACGCTGAAGGGATACGTCGATGGCGGCGGCACAAATATAGCATTCAACTTCACAGGACAGCACAGATGTACGCCTGCCTCAGGGTTTGTTTTACCTCTAAACAACGTCGGTCTCATCGTAAGGTCGACGGGTGTCATATCACCGATATCAGGAAGCTCCATGACGATCAACGACGCGGTTCCCGTGGTCGACCTGACGAGTCAAAGAAACGACAAACGATCATTCGGCGTAGTGTCAGATGTGGAAGACAACACTGACGGAACGAGAAAATTTTCAGCCGGTGTATTCGTGTCGGTGTACGAAGCCGATCCAAACGACAACAGGGTGTACGTCAACTCCCTCGGCGAAGGATGCATTTGGGTTAGCAACATCAACGGAAACCTAGAAAACGGCGACTACATAACAACCTGTGAAATCCCCGGACATGGAATGAGGCAGGACGACGATCTGCTACACAACTACACCGTCGCAAAGATCACGATGGATTGTACCTTTGATCTCGGCAGCACCGCTTATCGTTGCGAAGAGTTTATTCATGAAGGAACGACGTATCGACGAGCTTTTGTGGCATGCACATATCATTGCGGCTGAGATGACGAATAAATAATCTTTGAAAAAAAGAAGGAAAAAACCGTGGCGCTAATAACAAACAATATCTCGGGTTCATCGTCCAACGCGTCAAAGATCGGTGTGACAGGAAGCGTCATCATCGCCAACCAGCCTGACGCCACGTTTCCTCCCATTGGAACAGACGTTGTTTTCTTCGTCAGCGGTTCAACGGGAGGTGTAGATAAGTCCGTATTTGGTGGTGACATGGTCGTCAGTGGAGCCGTGTCGTTGTTCGGTGACACACTTCAGATGACAGGTTCGATCCTTGTTTCCGGCAACATCAACCTTGACGGCGTCTTCAGGGGTGGTTACAAGACGTTCGCCGTCAACGATTACACTCACGTTGAGGGTTCAACGACTTTTGCGGCTGATGTTTATACTGTCATATTAGGTACGAACACCCTAGATAACGCGTTGGAAGTCGTTGATGCGTCTCTCTTCAATGTTGGCGACAGGATAGCCTATGTGTACAACGCGTCGGGAAACAACAACTTTGTTCACATAGCTGAGGTTGTCAACGTCGACACGATATTGAATGCCGTCACGGCCTCGAGCGTCGTGTCGATCAACTCATCGGCTTTCAATGCGTTGGCTTTATCGAGCACACAGGTGGCTGGATATAACAACATTGGAACGATATCCATAGAACCTCCAACTGTTGGACAATCCATCCTCATCAATCTTTCAGCCAACAACTCTGAAACCTTCGCCCACGCCGAAGGTTCCTACACGATGGCAATTGGAATTAATTCTCACGCTGAAGGAAGAAAGTCCATGGCCATTGGGGTACACAGCCATGCCGAAGGTGCCGGCACCCTTGCTTACGATGCTGGCTGTCATGCCGAAGGTCAGTTCTCACGTGCGACGGGATACTCTTCGCATGCTGAAGGAGGCAACACGATTGCCGAAGGTGATTATTCGCATGCTGAAGGCTATGCAACGTTAACTACCGTTGATTGGTCACATGCAGAAGGAAATTACTCAGTCGCAGATGGGCTAGCCTCTCACGCTGAAGGTTATTATACTCAAGCATTAGGAAATTATTCCCATGCTGAAGGATCTGACACGGTCGCTTCAGGGGCTGAGTCGCATGCCGAAGGTGACAGCACAGTTGCGTCTGGGCAAAGATCGCATGCTGAAGGCTATCAAACAACGGCTTCCGGAAACTTTGGCTCCCATGCGGAAGGAAACAATACAACGGCTTCAGGGCCCGACTCTCATGCTGAAGGATACGGTACCACTGCTTCAGGTGATAGTTCTCACGCTGAAGGAGATTCAACGACCGCAGCAGGTCCAAGATCGCACGCCGAAGGTTATCAATCTTTTGCCGACAATTATGCCTCCCATGCTGAAGGCAATCAAACTAAGGCCACAGGTTATGCCGCACATGCTGAAGGTGACATCTCTGAGGCAACGGGAGACACATCACACGCTGAAGGGGTTTCTTTTGCGAGAGGGGATTATTCTCACTCCGAAGGCTTCAGCACTATTGCATCTGGGACGTATTCACACGCAGGTGGGTTGGCAACAATAGCTTCTGGTTCAGCCCAAACCGTCATAGGTCAATACAATTTACGTGACAACGATTTTTCGTTGTTCGTTGTCGGCAATGGAACTGCAGATGATAATGCAAACCGTAGCGATGTTTTCAGGGTAAATCAAAGCGACGTGCAGATGACAGGTTCGGTTCTGCAGCGCAACAGCGGTGTCAGCACGATTGGAATCATGGGCAACGATGCGGGCGTTGCGACGACAAGGGGCACAGACGTCTTCTTGTTTGTCAGCGGGACGATCGGATCACGTGACACGACGACAAGAGGAACTTCCTTGTTTGGTGGGGACATGGTGATCAGCGGAACCTTAGCGGCGGCAGGAGACATTCTGGAGGTTACGGGGTCAGTCAAAGCTACGCTCGGCTTATCAGGATCCTTGACAAGGCTAACCGACGGAACGTCTTACCTCAAGGCCGGCACCAACATATCTGTCACCACCGGTTCGAACGGATCCGTGACCATCGCAAACACCTTCGTGCAGGTTGATGATTTCTTTGACTCAACGACGGCCGGTTCGGCTTACACCACAGGATCCTTTGCATTTCGTGGTCAAGAATCGATCGATTCTCCGATCGACATGGGTAATGACGTATTCTTTTACGTCAGCGGATCGAAGGCGTCTCAAGGCACATCGACAGTGGGAGTTGCACTGTTTGGTGGAGATCTCGTCGTCAGCGGTAACTTAATAGCGCAAGGCGACACGTTGGAGATGTCAGGTACGCTAAAGGTGACTGAAGGAATCAGCGGTTCCTTGACCAAACTTGACGATGGAACATCCTATCTGATAGCCGGCACGAACATCTCAATTGTGACCGGGTCAAACGGTGCAGTCACTATATCGAATGTTTTTGTTCAAACTGAAGATTTCTTTGATTCCATGACTGCAGGTTCTGTGTACACCACAGGTTCTTTTGCGTTTAGAGGTCTTGAGAGCATAGATTCACCAGACGACAAGGGGCCCGACGTCTTCTTCTATGTCAGCGGTTCTATTGGTGGTACCGGTGTTGACGACAAGAAAGCATTATTTGGAGGTGATGTTGTCATCAGCGGTTCGCTATCATTAGGTAGTGGAGGAGATCTTCCAACAGGAATCGTGAACCTTGATGGGGGTAATCCAGGGTCTGCGACGGTAACCAATTCGCTTGTCAAAACAACATCAATGATCTTCTTGACCAAGCAGGCAAACACTAACCCTACAGCAGGACCTCCTGTTGTGTCTGCGAAATCAGCAGGAACTTTTACGATCACAACAAATTTTAACGGTGATGCAGATCCCGTGGCTTACTTGATCATCAATCCGTCGAATTCGTGACATGAGCATCAATTAGAAGACGAATGTCTAAACCAAACAACGTTTTCGTCATGTAACCAAATTCTCGATTTTCCGAATTGTCCCCAATCCAATTCTATTTTCCAATCATTTACCGATTCAATCCACGTTACATTTTCTACGATTGCCTTCTGCTGCATCCCATGAACGACGATGCGTTCTCCAATATTCGGAAGTGGTTTCATGTGGATCATTTTTATCGTTTTATTGGTGAGGTCGGAAGTGGACTGGTGTCTTTGGCATAAGGATCAGGTAAAACGTATGGGTTCTTATCGGTGGGTGGCACAGGACCATAACAGTCTTCATAATCATAGACCGGTTCCTGAAGATGAGGTGAGATCTCATCTGGGTCACGATCTTTAGCTATCTTACCCAGCTGCTCCCTATCGGACATCTCAGGTGCCATGGCGTTTCTAATCATTGGCATTCGAGGCAAAGTGGTACCGCCTCCGGCTTCTTGCAACACGAGTCTGATAAATTGACGTATAGGGTTCATGATTCAATATCTATGTAAAAACATCGATTTCATCGACGTCAATCCAACCTTGTCCGACATCAGAAATGATGTGAACGTAAAATGAATCGATGCCAACGATTAGCACCAAAGAATCTTTCATAATCCTGTCGCCCTTGGTGTCATTGACATGAGGCGTCGTCCATATCGTCGTCCATCCTGGGTTGTTGTGGTGTGTCGGCCTGACAAGGCCGACATCACCAATCTTTATCTTTTTACTTCTCGGGTCTTTTACCTGATACAGCATAGATCACGTTGTTCAAGGTAAAGATCAGCATCAAGGATAAAATGAAAGTCATCCAAGGGTGTTCGTGAAACCACATCATCTAACGCCTCCACACGACTCGACCACGTGTCATGTCGTAAGGTGAGACCTCGACGATGACGTCATCGCCAGGCAAGATTCGAATGTGGTTTTGTCGAAGCTTTCCACCAAGCGTTGCCAAGACTATCGTGTTGGTTTCTGTCAAAACCTTGAACCAAGTTCCAGGCAAGGCGTCCTCGACAACACCTCGCAACTCCATTCTATCTTCTCTTTCCATCTTTGCGTTGTCTTGCTGCGACTTTCCATTGCTGAAATTCTTCTTGTTCTTGCTCATGCTCTTGTTTTTCCTGTTCTCCTTCATCCCCCAAACCTGGTGGGGGTACATCTTTTAAACGTCTAAGTCCGCTTACACCCGCTTGTCCACCGAATCCGGCGTTGTGGATGTAAACCATCGTTCCAACCTGTTCACGTATGAGTCTTCTAAGCTCACCTATTGTTATCTTCACGATTGTAATTATTGACCGACAACGTGGCGCCTACAAGACCAGACGTGCTATTTTTTAGCATCCATTCTGAGTCAACGTAAAATCCTTCGACAGGGCTTGGCCATCTATTATCAGCGTTCGGTAAGAAAACTTTTTCACCTGTGCTGGTCGGAACTGCAGGCCCATCAGGCACACAAAACTTTTTTGCGTCGAAGATCATTACTTTGCCTGTCGCAGTGATCAGCGTTATTTTTTGATCCTTTGGATCTGTTCCTGCGGCAATGACTTTTTTTGAAGGGTCATTCGAAGATCGAATCAAACTTATCTCGTCTTGCTGCAACTTACTGACGTAAGGAGGCAATATTATCTCACAGTTTTCGTTGATTTCAAAGTCTAATTCATCTAGAAAGGCTAATTCCAATTTATGCTCCTGTTAATTCGGAAGTAAAGTAAGGACCGTTGACTGAATTGGAAAAAACATAATAAACATCGAAAGCGTTCTTTACCAATGAAGATGAATGTTGTGAAGACGACAATGATTCACAGTTCGCTTTGTCTATTTTGACGACAATGCCAATTACATTTTCACCCTTTGCTTTTACCAAATCACCTACTTGAAAACGCAAGATCGCTCCTTTATCTTGTCTTGATTCGCATTCGTGATGGGTGTCAATGCGTCCCTGATGTGCATCTTTAGTTCATATCCATTCTTCGTCGTCCACATCACTAAAAGTTTATCAGGTTGCTCCACTACCTCAACGACAACACCTATTCTATAAGATTGTAAATTCCATAAGGTTCTAAGAACAACCAATTGACCCACAAAAGGATCCATTTCATTATATAATTTTCTTTTTGCTTTTTATAAAGCGTGCATAAGAATCTTTCATCTCGTCCAATTGCTTAGCTGAGGAGTGCAAAACAATCCTTGAGACGATTGCAAAAAAGATATGCGACGCAACCAACGATAAAATGATATTCTTGCTATCGAAGTTAAAGAAGCTTAAGACCAAAACAACAAACATGGCAATGAAAAGATCACGAAGCGTCGAAGAATAAACGGCATCGCTATGGACATACTTACGAAGCGTTTCTAGGTAAATCGTCTGACGAACGATTAGTTCAGTTCTCTCTTCCTGATCTAAAGAGTTCCAATCAAGCTGATTTAACTCGTCTTCAGGAAGCCTCTTCATCCCTCTTCCTCAACAATGACAGCGTCAAGAGATAGGAAAGTTGTGGCGACTGATGCAGCGTTCTTCATTGCAGTCTTCGTCACCTTGGCGGGATCGATGATACCAGCATCCACCATGTCAACGAACGTGTTGTTGGCGGCGTTATAACCCAATGACGTCTTTTTTTCTGGGTTGCTTCTGTGCAATTCGTTGATTGTCACCTCAGGGGATTGTCCTGCATTTGAAGCTATTCTTCTGATTGGAGCGACGCATGCGTCTTGAACGATTGAAATGCCTGCCTTGATGTGTTGAGGGGAGTTATCATATAACGTTTGTAAACAATCTAAGGAATTAAAGAGAGCCATTCCTCCGCCTGGAACGATTCCTTCTTCGGCGGCCGCTCGGGTGGCATTCAAGGCGTCCTCGATTCGATACTTTCTTTCTACCATCTCCAGCTCTGTGGCTCCGCCTACCTTGATCACAGCGACGCCGCTAGCCAACTTGGCTATTCTTGTCTTCAGCTTTGTAAGCTCATCAAAAGTCAAGGTCACGTCGTTCATCTGGTGTCTGAGGTTTTGAACGTGAGCGTCGACATCATTCTTGGTTCCGCCCGTTGCGACTAGGGTCGATGACTTTGCATCAACGACAACTTTCTTTAAAGTGCCGAGGTCAGCATACGTCATCGTCTCTAACTTGTTCCCGGTTTTTGGTGAAACGATCTTGGCTCCTGTTAGGACCGAAATATCATGCAACAACTCGTCCTTGTGCGAACCATATCCAGGGGATCTTATTGCAGCGACCTGCAGGTTTGCATTAAGTCTGTTGACAACAAGACCTTGCAACGCTTCACCTTCTACGTCATCTGCAATGATGAGAAGCGAACCTCTATTTTGGTTGATCTTTTCTAAGATCGGAATCAGCTCACGCAATGTTGATATTTTTTTGTCGGTCAAAAGAACCTTTGCATCATGAAAAACGACATTCATTTTTTCGTTGTTCGTCACGAAGTAGGGTGAAAGATAGCCTCTGTCAAATTGCATTCCTTCAACAATTTCTAACGACGTCGACATCCCTTTGGCATCCTCTACCGTGATGATGCCATCTTGCCCAACCTTTTCCATTGCCGTTGCAATCAGCTCACCTATGTTCTTGTCGCCATTGGCGCTGATCGTGCCGATCTGGGCAATTTCTGACGGTGTCGTCAGGAGCTTTGCCTTTGATTCAAGGTCGTTAACGACTGCTTTTACAGCAACGTTAATCCCTGCACAAAGATCCTGTGATGAATAACCGGACTCTAACAACCTAAGCCCTGATTTCACCATGGCGTGAGTCAAAACAGTTGATGTTGTTGTTCCATCACCTGCAACTTCGTTTGTCCTATTGGCTGCTTCACGAATCATCTCAGAACCCATTCTTCTTAATGGATTCTTTAGATTTATCGACTTGCTTACAGTCACACCGTCCTTGGTAATGATCGGATTGCCGTTAGGATTTTGAACAAGAACGGTTTTTCCCTTTGGACCTAAAGTACAACAAACCGCTTCAGCAGTTACCTCAAGACCTGCGTATAGTTCCTTACGTGCTTCTGAAGAAAATACAACTCGTGTAGACTTTTCATTTTTGTGTGATGAAAGCATATTCATCAACAATTATAAAACATGGTCTATGCGATGTTCATGCCTTAGTGACCTTTATCCAAATAGGTTGACCTCTTTTCCAGGCCACGGCAACGTCTCCTGACACGTATTCCTTTAATAATTTTTGTAAGATCGACTTTTGCTGTTCGTCTCGAGTTTTATCAATGCAATGTTTGAGTCGATATTCCGTATAGTCAAGAACGAGATGCATCATTCCCGCAAAGGCCATCAATTGTGATTTATGCATTTGAAACTCTGTGGTTTCACCTGGCTTTATCTTTGCGCTTTTTGGATATTTTGTCGACATTGCGATATTCATAAGTACCTTCTTGACCATTGCATTTCATCTAATTTCGAATTTCTTTCGCATATCATACACCGCAATATTTTTTAGTTTTGCCTCCACCTCCACATCGATCGTGTCGTCCCTCAGACCTTGCAATTGAACATCAGGAACATAATGAATCATGTTACTATGTTTTCTTCTATCGGTAAAAGATCCATTCACACAGCTTGGATCTGTGTTGCTGATGTGCTGCAGAGGCTTGATTCCGTTTGGCCATGTCTCAACCGCTGCTGAGTACGCGTCTGCAAGGTCGACACCTCCATCGTTAAAAACATGATGGTGCGAATCAAAGACGATTGGCACACCCGTTTCCATGTAAACATGCAGCAGGTCGACAACTGAATACGCAGTTTCGCAGTTCTCAAGTGTCAAACGCTTTTTGACGTTGGGCGGCAACGACTTGATCTGATCTATCAACCTTGACGCCCTGTCTGTCTTTCCTCCGTGGATATTGATGGCGTATCGCGGACTTTCATCGAGACCCATTGCATCGAACATCCACGCATGGGTGTTTAGTTCTACAAAAGCCTTGTGCACCACGTCGTCAGAGTCAGATGACAGGACGCAAAACTGACCAGGATGCGTCGTGACACGTATGTCGTTGGACTTGATAAAGTCGCCTGCAGACTTGAGGTGAAGCAAGACGTCAGCGTTGTCCCATAGTGATCGATCGACAAGATCAGCCAAAGGAAACATAGCGGAAGAAATTCGAAACAGAGCGACGCCTTGAGAATGCATCATCGGAAGCATCTCGGCCAGCCTCTTAACGTTATGAACGTATAAGGATTTGATGGACTCAGAAGAGTATTTTCCTTGTTTGTACCTTCCGAGCTGCAGCGTTTTTTCATCGAAGATGTTGACCCATTCACGTTTTTCAGAACGAGGATGGATCTTCTCCTCGAGCCAGTGACAGCAAATTCCTGTGGTCATGTGATTTTGATATTACCTCAGTGCTGACACTCTTTGCACCACCAAGAGGTTCTGTTGTCCAGCGTCTCTTCTCGCGACGTCGCATGGCCTTTTTCACACACCTTTCGATTATAGACCCTAAAGCTAAATTGACTTTTTCCTGATTTGTCGTCGACGGTCTTGTACGTCCGAACAGACGCGCCGTGATCTGCATAAGATTCTCTGCACGACAAAATGACTTCCGCCCACAGCTTTTCTATCTCATTGGCGTTCATGTTGATCACAGGACGATGCGGTGAAATGCCGGCACGATACAAGGCTTCTGCTTTGAGATAATTGCCAACCCCAGAGATGCATCGTTGGTCCATAAGAACTTCAGAAATTGTTCGATGGGGTTTCAATAGGATTCTTTCCGCGAATAATTCTGGCGACAACGGGGGATCCTCTAACACATCGGGGCCGAGCGATGCTAGCTTGGCCTCATGCTCTTTTTCGTCGCACGTGAACTTGATTGTACCAAAGTGCCGGGGGTCGACAAAGAATGCCTGCTTGTCGCCAAAATCAATAACGAAACACGTGTGTTGCTTCGGTTTCAGCGACCATTGGCCTGACATGCCATAAGTCGTCCACATGCGCCACGTTTGTGTCTTTCCTTGCAGGGTCCACCACATGAACTTTCCCTTGACGTCGATCTCAGTGACCTTGGCGGGCAATTCCTGCAGAACGAGTTGCATGCCCTCAGGCATCTTTGATTTATACCTACCCGATTCTGTCGTTGACATTTTCGTGATCGTTTTTCCTTTAATAGTTTCACGAAGCACGTCGCGCGAATGTCGTAGTTCAGGGCCTTCAGGCATTTCTATTGACCTCTTTCCTTGTTAGCTGAAGGATTATCATAACGGGAGACATATTTACACGAAAGTGCCTGTATAAAAACGCAATCGCATTTCTTTTTCGTGATAACAAATTATAATGTGAATTAACAATGTCAATATTCAGGGAACACAAGACGATCGCTGATAGATCGGCATCTGACAGAAGGCGACACAAGCAGAAGATTGAAAAGGCCATACGTGAAGGCATACATCACATAGTCGCTGATGAATCAATCATTGGGCAGGATGGTAAGAAGAAGTTCAGGATACCCGTCCGCGGCATCAAGGAATACAAGTTCGTATACGGAACGAACAACGGGAATAAGCAGGTAGGGTCAGCACCAGGTAAAGACGTCAAGAGAGGCCAAAAGATCGGTGAGCCGCAGGACCAAGACGATGGCCAACCACAAAAGGCCAGTGACCAAAAAGGTGAAGAGTATTATGATGTTGAGATCACTTTAGAAGAATTGGCGGAGTACCTCTTCTCTGAATTGCAATTGCCTGAGCTTCAAAAGAGACAATTAGCAAACATCAGCACAGAAAAGCTAAAGAGAAAAGGTTACAGGACAGAAGGCATCCTACCACGATTGGACAGAAAGAAGTCTGCGATCGCACGCATAAAAAGAATGAAGGCGGCGGGCTTCGATCCTGAAAAAGCCGAAGAGGACGAAACTTTTTCTTTTCATGAAGACGATCTGAAGTACCGTCATTATAAGTTGACGCCAAAACCATGCACCAACGCCGTCATATTTTTCTTGATGGATGTTAGCGGCTCGATGTCGCAGGATAAAAAGTTTCTTGCAAGATCTTTTTACTTTTTGCTCTATCAGTTCATTAGAATGAAGTACGACACGGTTGACGTCGTTTTCATTACACACGACACGGAAGCACGTGAAGTTGATGAAAAAGGGTTTTTTACTGAGGCGACCAACGGAGGAACGATTGCGTCGACGGCGTTGACATTAACTTTAGACGTCATCTCAAAGAGATATCATCCTGAATCCTGGAACATTTATGTTTTTCAAGGCAGCGACGGCGACAACTTCGGACACGACAACGAAGTGATACTCAAAGAAGGCAGAAAACTCCTCGAGGTCGTTCAGTTGTATGGCTATTGTGAAATAGATCCTGACACGTCATGGGTAAATGGAACAGGTAAACTGCACGAAGTGCTACGACCGTTGGTCTGTAATAAAATGAAACAGGTGACGATCAAAGGAAAAGACGACGTATGGCCTGCCTTTCTTAGTTTGCTAGGCAGTTCATTAAAGGAAAAATAAAATGGATTATTCCTTAGACACCCTAACGCAATGGGACGAAAAGATCTGTAAGATGGCCAAGAGTCATGGACTTGACTGGTTTGACATTGCCTATGAAACTTTAGATTATTACTCTATGATCGGTGCCATGTCGTACCATGGTCTTCCAACACACTTCGATCATTGGTCGTACGGCAAGACGTTTGAACAGACGATCCATCGATACAACCTCGGCATGGAAGGCCTGCCCTACGAACTAATCATCAACAGCGATCCTTCTATCGCGTACCTGATGAGGGAAAATCCGCTGTATCTTCAGATTCTCATCATGGCACATTGTGTGGGACACAGCGATTTCTTCAAGAACAATCGAATGTTTCGAAAGACACGACCTGAAACGGTCGTTCCTAGGTTCAGGGCGGCAAAGAAGAGGATTCAATCCTATATCGAAAATCCAAACATCGGGGTTGAGCTGGTAGAAGAGGTGATAGACGCTTGCCATGCGATCCAGTTTCAGACGACAAAGTATGGACAAACAAGAAGAACTCACGAAGAGCTAAAAGCTGAATACATCGAGCTTATCAATAACGATAAAGATGAAAAATACAAAGGCATTGACATTACGAAGATTCCGTTAGAGCCTGACTACGATGTTTTAGGTTTCATATCTGAATACGGCAAATTACCGAGCTGGAAACGTGACATTATAGAGGTTTGTCGTGATGAGGGTCAATACTTCTGGCCACAGATTCAGACGAAGGTGATGAATGAAGGGTGGGCGTCATATTGGCACTACACGATGTGCAACGAACTGGACCTGCCTGACGAAATGCATCTACCTTTTATCAAGATGCACAATCAGGTCGTGAGACCCCACATCGGTGCGATCAATCCTTATCATTTAGGGTTCCATCTCTTCCAGAGAATCAAAGAGCGACACGGTATAGAAGAGTGTTTTCTTGCGCGAGAGGTTTGTCATGATGCTTCTTTTATCAGGCAATATCTGACAGAAGAAGATTGCGTTGACTTAAATCTATTTACCTACTCTTCGAAGAAAAAAGACGGAATAACTGTCGATGAAGTTTCTGATGAATTAGGCTGGGAAGACGTTAAAAGAGACCTAGTAAAGCAGGTCGGTGGCGGATCAATCCCGGCGGTCTTCGTTGATAATGTAAAAAGAGATGGGACTTTGGTCGTGAGACATGAACACGATGGAAGAGATCTGGAACTTTCGCATGCTAATGAAGTTGTACGACATCTAAAATCTTTGTGGGATGCGCCTGTACAGTTCTTTACTATAATTGAAGAAGAAACTTGGGAAATTTGATTTACAGCTACATGCTAGAAGGATAGAAACTGCTATGAGCGTTAAAAAGGAATTGCTAAAGCACATCGAGTCTGCTCGGGCAGAGTCGGCAAAGAATAAAAAGTTTTCAGGAACACTGATGGATTACGTCGACCTCGTCGAAAAGGATCCTTCTTTGGTCAAGTCGGCCCATCGGAGGCTTTATGAGGCGATCGACGAACACGGTTCGTATACGATGTCAGACACTGATTCTCGTAAGTTCAAGATCTTTGATGGTGAACAAATAAAGATTTACAAGTACTTTGAAAACGAATTTTTTGGTATGGAAAATGTTGTTGAGAAGGTGATGTCATTCCTTTCATCAGCTGCACACAAGGGTGAGGAATCTCGCCAGGTTCTTCTCCTGATGGGACCTGTCGGCGCCGGCAAGTCTGCCCTCACAGAACACATCAAGCGGGCCTTAGAAGGAAAGAAGTACTACCATCTAAAAGGGGATCCACATCGTGGAGAGCCTCTTCAGTTAGTTCCACGCTCTCTTCGTCCGGAGTTCGAAAAAGCCCTAGGGGTAAAGATCGACGGCGACATCTCTCCAGTTGCACGTCACAAGCTTCTCAATGACTATGCCGGTAAGTATGAAGACTTTGAGATTGAAGAAACATCGTTCTCACAGAGAGGCCGCCGAGGGGTGGCAGCCGTTCCTCCAATGGACGCCAACTCGCAGGACGTCTCGGTCCTCATCGGTTCGGTCGACATCTCCAAGCTCGACAAGTTTGCTGAGGACGACCCACGGGCACTGAGCCTCACGGGTGCATTCAACGTCGGCAACCGCGGCATCGTGGAGCTGGTTGAGGTCTTCAAGAATGAGATTGAATTCCTCCACACCATCATCACTGCAACACAGGAGAAGAGGGTTCCCTCACCTGGCAAGTCGGACATGCTTCACTTCGATGGTGTCATCCTTGCACATTGCAACGAGGCTGAATGGAACCGCTTCCAGAGTGAACACACCAACGAGGCCATCATGGACCGCATCGTCAAAGTCGCAGTTCCTTACTGCCTCGAGGTGGACCAGGAAGTAAAGATCTACGAGAAGATGCTCGGCAAGTCGGACTTCAAGGCGCACATCGCCCCTCACACCCTCAAGGTCGCCTCGATGTTCTCGGTCATGAGCCGCCTGAAGCCCTCGGCCAAGTGTGATCCTCTCACAAAGATGAAGATCTACAATGGCGAAGACGTCCTGGAGAAGGGACGAGTTCGTAAGGTGGACATCAAGGACCTTCGCGAAGAGGCGAAGCATGAAGGAATGGACGGCATCTCCACCCGTTTCATCACCAAGGCTCTCGACAACGCCTTGACCTCCAGCGACAAGGGTATGATAACCCCGATATCGGTGATGGAATCTCTGACCCGAATGGTCAAGGAACAGATCAACGATGAGACGTTCAAGACCCGTTGCCTTGAGATCCTTCAGAAGATTGTTCGGGAGGAATACCTAAAGATCCTCGAGAACGAGATTGCCAAGGCTTTCATCTCCGCCTACGAGGAACAGGCCCAGTCTCTCTTTGACACCTACCTCGACAACGCAGAGGCCTATACGACCCGCATTAAGCTAAAGGATCGTGTCACCAAGGAGGAGCGTAAACCTGACGAACAGTTCATGTCGTCCATCGAGGAACAGATCGGCATCAGCGGATCGGCCCGTGATGGTTTCCGTTCAGACGTCGCAGCCTACATGTTCGCCAAGATGAGACGTGGTGAGAAGGTCGGATTCCGTTCATATGAACCACTCCGTGAGGCCATCGAATCCTACCTCATCTCGTCGGTCAAGTCTCTCGCCCGCGTCGTCACCAAGAGTAAGACACGAGACGAAGAACAGAAGGAGAAGTACAACGAGATGGTTGAGACTCTCGTCAAAAATTACGGATACAACGCAGAAAGCGCAGAAGAAATATTGGTATTTGCCTCAAACAACCTGTGGCGTGACAGCTGATAAACAGCAAAGCTAAAGGTTAAACTTTGCGGCAAGTATACTTGCCGCAAAACTTTTTTAAGAAGTCATGATGATTTCGAAACAGTCATGTTTCTTCTTTTTTATCGAAAGAATCAAGTCTAACCAAATAAGATAATGAAAAAGTTCCTTGTGTGCCGTCGTCTTTCATTATACGTGCACATGAATCATCATCCCGCCCGGGCGGATCTTTTATAACCTCAAGAATGATACCAATGCCAAAGTCATCGGGTATATTTGAAGGTGACAAATTATCCCATTCGGTGCCGAATCTGTCGTAAAGAACAATGTCACCCGACTTCATTTCTTTGAAGTCTTCTTTTCGTAAGGATTATAGACGACCTCAATGGTTCGTCGTCTAATCTCGTCACGCCAATCATCAAAATTCCCCCAGACTTCGATGTTTCCATTGATCGATGTACGATAGATGTTTTCGTTTTCATCTATTCTGCACACAATGAACGGTGTGTTTGGTTTCACCGTATGAACAAAAACGACGCCGGTGGCTGGGTTATCGACACGCAACTCAAAGAATGTATTAGTTCTCTTAAGAAAGCTCATTTGTATCGCCCAATTTACTATACATCTTCTTGACAACTTTGTCCAAACCTGGGTTGACTTTTAGCGCCTCGGGGACAATTTTATGCCGGATGAGGTTCCTCATGTATTTCAAGTCGTTGTTGGATTCATCCTCGGTCCACGAGAGATTGTGCCGTGTTGCCCATTCGATTAGCTCTGACTTGGGTGTGATGAGGAAAGGACGAATGACGTTGTTCCGCCGATAGGGAAGGATTCGAGGATTTCCATGCAGGGAGTTGAAGATCCACGTCTCCACGGCATCCCCAAGGTGATGCGCTGTGATCACCGGAAAGTCATAGGAATCCAGGAATCGATAACGTTGGTTCCTCCAGAATTCCTCCATCGATTCATCCGGATTCTTTTCCACACCGAGTCGTCCGAACGAAATGGACAATCCTCTTTCCATCGCAAACTTCCTGGCAAAATCCTGCGCAATCTCGCTGGTCTCCGTTCCGTGGTGAAAGAAAGCTAGGTGAACATCCCTCTTTCCATTCAGCAGGAAATCGGTCACGGCCACCGAATCAACACCACCGCTGAAGGCCACAACACACTTACGGGGCAGCTTACCGATGAACCTGATCATTATGAGATAATCCTAACATAAATGGGATGAGGTTTTCACCACCTAATTTATTGTGATTTATTCGTGAATCACTGGGGCCAATTGATGTAGGAAGCCCATTCGGTTCGATCCACTGTGCCACCTGAACGAAGGTTGGGAACCTTTACGGTTTTGATCTCCTGCCAGGGTAGGTTGGGAAATACCTGGGGAGCATTGGTGCCGTAGGTGAAGAGGATTGGATTGGATGTGGATGAGATCAGTTGGGATGTTTCGTCAGGATGGTAGGATTTTTCGTGGTTCTTCTTCGATTTTTCCACGTAACCTCCTACCGTTCCTACGTAGGGAGGATCGATGAAGAGCATGTCACCGTCCTGGTGAGTGTAATCGGTCGATGAACCATAGATGACCTCGATGTCCTTGATTCGTGGTAGGCATTGTACCGTTGATTCGATGGGAAGTTTGTTTTGAGGATAGATCTTCCATGACGTTAACTGACCCACCATGACCGATGCGGCGTTGATTCGAACGTAGGTCTGAGGACCGAGGGGGAGTTTTAGCAGACGAACATCGGGTTTTTTCTCGGTTCGTTTCAGGTCCTCCACGGCGGTGTTGAGGTCATGTAGTTCACCTGGCGTGGTTGACTGAAGCCATTTCCACATGGCCACAAGGTCACCATTGATTTCATAACCTAGACCGGGTTCGGAGCAGGACAGGAGGTAGGCCCCTGAACCGAGGTATGGTTCAACCACTCTTTTGGTACCGGTTGGTGGCCTTTTATAGAGGGGAAGAAGCTTTGATTTGTTTCCTGAGTACCTGAATAGACGTAGTTCTTTTTTCATTGCATCACCGAAGCCCATGATTGAACACGCGCATGGGAACGCGGAGGAGGTAGGGGATAACGAGCAGTGTTCACAGTGGATCCATCCTCGGTTGATCCACCTTGGCTTGTCTGCATCACGAGTTGGTATGATAAACCTTTGGAATTTGAGTAGCTGTTGTATTGCCCAGCGAGGAACTGGTCGTTGAAGCTGTCTTCGGATTGAACACACGATGGCACAGCATTGACTGAAATGCCGAATACAACCTCACCGTTTTCGAATGGATCACAGATGTCGAGGCCCGTCGTTGCTGAATCGATATCTAGAACCGCCGTAGGAGATCCATTGTTTCCGGCCAGGAAATCGATTGCACACCAACCACCGGCACCTGAGGTGCATGTGTTTCCTGTCTGAGGTGTGAAGTAGCTGAAGAATGTTTTTCCATCGAACAGCGTGGTTGGACCTGTGACACGAGCTCCATCAACAAATGCCATGATCGTTCCATGTGTGGATGATATGGTTGGAACGAATTTACCGTTGGAGTTGTCATAGGCATCGATGAAAGTGGTGATGAAGTTGAGCATACCTGGTGAGTATGAGTTGAATGAATCATTCTCACCGGTGGAGAAGGTCAGGACTGGATTGTTCTGGTAATCGACGGTGATGGTTGGAGGCTGTTCCACAGGTTGACCTAGAAGGGCTCCGACAGATTCGGTCACCGATGAGTTGAGGGGTTGACCTGCGGTGACCCCATTGACCGAATAGGCTCGGCGAAGTGAGTTATCCATCGGTGCCGTGTGATTGTAGGAGTCCCAGGCAATCTCGGCTGTCCATTTTTGTGGGTCAGGATCCACCATGTTGATCCTCCACAAGGTTCCATCGGCATCCCCAACATAGGCTCGAGTGGATACCTGTGCGGTACCGTTTGGAAAGACCACCGGGGTGGATGTGATGGGAGAATCGAAGCTGACCTGTTTTGGATGGACAAGAACATTTGGGTTCAATCCACAGAGGTTTGGATCGGCTCCTGATGTGGTTCCTCCACAGGTGATGGTTGATGTCTTTCCTGGGTTGTCTCCCCATTCACCTGAAAGCCTTGCGATGATTCGCCCAGTGGCAAGTTCCACGAAGGTCACAGACCTACCTGGTACCTTGGTTCCCCAATTTCGTATTTGGCTTCGAGGTGTGTAACCTGAACCGTTCCAGTTGAAGATTGGATCCCTTGAGAATGAATCGATCCTACGGGTGGTGATGGTATTTGGTGTTCCTGGATCCCTACCTCCTGGGAGGACAGCCACACCGATCTGTCTTATCTGCCCATCCTTGGGATCCTTCACCTTCACGGTTGTGATTGTTGCTCCTGGCAGTACCTTGCCGAACATGACACCACCTCCCGACGAGTTGACCAGTTGCCATAAGAAGCGTGGAGACATTGGATTGGTTACATCAAGAGCATAATAGAATCCTGTCTCTCCATAACCTGATGAACCAACCAACACGGTCCTGAATCCTGAAGCTCCGGCATCACCCTCGGCGGTCTGTGCCTCCGAGCGAGAGAACACCACATTTCCAACCGCCAACGGTCCATCCAACAATCTAGCCTCCACCTTGAAGTTAGGCCAAATCTGTGGAAGAACAGCCGGAGGAATGAAGCTCCACAGCTCGTTATTCTCCAGCTTGTCCACGGTTGGAACACCCCCATATGGATCAGGTAGGTTGGCATTCTTTGACATCACGAAGGCATGCAACATTCCATCGATGGTTTGGGCATACAACATGGTGGGCCTGGATTTCTCCTGGGCATAGAATGAATCCACACCGTTTGAATAAGATTGCTCAGCCGCATTGGGTTCAGGAGGTGCAACGATCACCGGATTGGATCGATAGATGGCACCCAACGGCCCACACTTATCCCAACCACCACACACCGATGGATCACGAGAAGGTGATTGTTTTCCGTTGGGAAGTGTGTAGGTTGTGGATGAACCACCGAACCACTGAAGGACCCTGTTGGCACAGGCTCCAACTCCATTGGTTCCAACCTGATCCCTACAGGTATTCCTATCGGCATTGGTGATGTTCAACAACTCGGCCGCCGATGGCCCACCCGTTATCGAATCGATCGCGGTTGAGAGGTTGTTGATTGTAACCATGGTATCACCGGTGTGAGGTGGAGTAAGGTCAGGTGCCGAACCGTTGAGCCTCATGAAGTTTCCGGTGGTGGAAGGTGAACCTGTCAACCAATCCTCGGTGACCGATGAAGGCCTCACAGTCCACATTGGTTTCACAACACCACCCACCTTCAATGGAACAGCCGTGAAGAATTTTCTTGGGAAATTGACCGTTGGTGAATCCATGTTTTTATGGAAAGAATCGCCTAGGGTCTCCTCCACCGATTGGCGAATAGGTTCAGCTGAGTTGTTGCAGGCATACCTGACACGTTCCAGGGTTCCGGCTGTTGGGCGGGCCGTGGGGATGAGTGCAGAACGTAGTTCGTAGTAGGCAGCCGGAGCGTTTCCTGGTTGGAATGTTGATGTGATGTTTGCGAATACGGGAACCGTTCTGCTCACCGTGGTTCCGGCTGCCGATTTTAGGATTGCATCGAGTGCCTGTTTGAATTCTGCCTGGTTGCTTGGGAAGTAGGGTGTCTGTCCGTATTTGTTGTGTGGATCACCGTTGATGGCGATTTCAAGTAGGTTGCAACAGGCGCGGATGGCAGATTTGTCGGGATCTGTAAGGCCGTTGTTGTGAGGAGAGACATCGGCGTATTTCCAACCGAGGCCGGATGAACGTGTGCACATGACCGTGGATGTGGGAACATCGCTGTAGTCGTTGGGTGTGAGTGAGTCACATTTAACACTGACCGGTCCTGTGCCAGGATTCCAACGAGCCGAGTCGAGCCCAATGCCGAGGACCAGAGTGTCGACCTCTTGTTCCAGGGCCGTACGGCCTGTCCAGTATGCCGGTCTGTCGTTGATATCGTTGCTTGGTTCACCGTCTGAGATCAGCACGATCATTGTGTCCCTACATCGTGGGGTGCTGGAGAAGTATTGATCCATCTTCGGTCCGATGTTGACCGTGACCGGTGCGGCGGTGTTGGGATGTGGAATGGTGACGCCTAGTGAGGTGGTATCGTTGGAGATAAATTCGTAGGTGTCACGAAGCATGGCAGCCAGCGGTGTGGAGTGTTCGAGGTTCATGGACAGGCCGAGGATGGAATCCTGAACCATGTCGTTGTGGGCCTGGGTATCTGTCACCGTTGCATCGGGATGTCCAAAACCGATGAGACGACCCTTGTGCGGTAGGGCACGTGGATTACGAATACCAACATCTGAATCGATGAAGGGATGAACCGTTCCACCTACAAAGTTGGTGGAAGGAAACAGGGTTGCCGTTCGATTGCCTGTCAACCAGGTGGAAGACAAATCTGAACCCGTTCCGTGCCAGTATGACCATTCACCCACATCATAAAAGGAGAACGGTGCAACATATCGAAAACAATACGATCCCTTCGTTCCGTTCCTACAGAGGGGATCTAAGATCAGAGATACAGGACCTCCGGTCTCAGGGGTCCACCACGCCATGTTCTTATTGGAATACAACGTTGTGTAACCTGGAAACGAAAGAGAATCAAACGATGCCATTCCAAAACGAATCTTCGTGCCGTACGTGTCGATGAGGCCATCTGCGGCCTGGTTCCAACCGATGGTAGCCTTGGTGCAGACATCACGGTTGCTCCAACCCGAGGAGGAGAAGCAACGTGCGAACTTCATAGCGGTTTTACCTCCGCAGTATGAGATCGATGAAGAGTTGTCCTTGTCCGCCGCCTCGTAGGGCCAACCGAGGGGATTTGCCTTGAGAGAGTTGATGATGTCCGGATCGAGGTTGAGGGTTGGAACGCAGTTTTGACCACCCGGTTGGTGTCTTTCCGAGTTGGACATGAGAGGGACTGGCGGGCCATCGATGTTCAGTGGATCGTTGGCTGACCAACAATCGAGGTCATCCACCGTTCCTGTGAGAACCTCACCGAGGATCGTGTACCGCGCCTTCTTCGGATTGAGCTCATCCTTGCAATCTGCGTCGGTTCCATCCAGCGCCCATGTCATGGAGACGCTTGAGTCCACGAGGAGAAGGACGTTGGGGATCTTGGCTTTGCTGTCGAGCGGAGGTGTGAACTGAGCCCGAACGGTCAATGAAACACAAAAAGTCGTAACGAAAGCAACAAGAAACAGAAGCACCGAGAACAACTTGCGATTCATGATGTCACCATTGTATTTGGACCTAAAGAAAAAGGAATCTGATTCTCATCAGATTCCTTTGGTCCACCCCAACGGACTTGAACCGTTAACCCGCGGTTTATGAGACCGCTGCTCTGACCGATTGAGCTAGGGGTGGGAGTTGATATTTAGATCATATACTGGTCAGTAAGAAGTTTACACAATCTATTTTCACACATGTTGTAATTGACTTGTGTGAAACTCTCTAATCTCTTGCGGACGTTGCATAATCCTTGTCACAATTATTTCCTGCATTTCTGAATTGTAACCTACTATGATGTAAAGCGTTCCATAGTCAGGATCTTGTAGGTGTTCGTACTTCCACCTGACTATGTCGCCGATGATAAAAGGCTTTGATGGATGTTGTATAGGAACTTTTTGTATCTCCTGCAGAATTTCATCGTTTTCACCGAGTTTCATAAAAAATTCTCTGCAGGAGATACATGTTTAAATATCGCCTTATGTTGTTTCAACCTTCTCTTCTGTGAGATTTACGTGTTGCGTTATTCTTTTCAAAGAATTTTCTAACGCTTCTATTCTGACAAGAAGATCTGACTTCTTTATCTTACTTTTCTTAGGCTTTTGAGACAAAATACCGTGACGATATTTCTTGCGTTCTTTGCTAGTGCTTGTCATGTAAGCGATTATACACGGCATGTTTTTCGAATTTTAAAATGTAAATTCACACGCAATCATAATTAAATGCATGGGTCATTTATGAACGAAGGTATGCGAACATCGAAGTCTGGGCTTGAATTCATCGCGAAATGGGAAGGGCTGATCTTGACCCCATACCTTGACATCGCTTCACTGTGGACAATCGGGGTTGGACACCTGATCAAACCTACTGATTCTTTTAGCGCAATTACGAACGAGCAAGTCAAACAACTGCTGGCGACGAAAGACAAAAACCACCCATTGGCAAAATTATCGATCACTAAGGAAGAGGCCTTAAACATCCTTGCGAAGGACATCGCGCTCACAGAGCAGTCGTTGCTTCAAAACGCTAGCGTTCAATTGAGCCAAAATCAATTTGATGCAATGATTTCGTTCGGCTTCAATTGTGGACCTGGTGTATTTAAAAACTCAGGTGTGTTTAAAGCCTTAAACGTGGGACATTATGCTGACGTCCCGGCAAGACTTCTTGACTGGAGCAAGGCAAGAATTAATGGCGAACTAAAGGTCAGCAAAGGCTTGTTGGCACGAAGAACAGCCGAAGGCCAGCTATTTTCTCAATCTTCCATCCCGACACTCACGTCGACGACCCTCATCTCGTGGACCCCTGAGATCATTGCTGATGTACAGAAAAAGCTGAACAAGCTAGGCTTATATACCGATGTTGTAGATGGCATTGCAGGCCCGAACACCAGAAAAGCAATGGAAAAATTCTCGAAATCGATCGGCATTGAGCATCCCAAAAGTGGTGTCTCGTCCGATTGGCTGAACGCGCTGAATCGTGCCACTCAGTAAAAACTACTTCACTCTATTGTAATCATCGGCAATTCTAATGACGTCATCAATTTCTGGTGTCGACACCTCTATGACTTCCACGTCTGTTATGGCTGACATCCTGTGAACATATCCTGACGGGATGTGATGTGTTTCACCTTCCTCTAAGGTGAACTTTGTGAGTTGATCCTTCGTTTGGCCTAGCTCAAACAACATTGTCCCCTTTTGAACGAAGATCGTTTCATCTTTCATGGCATGGTACTGAAGCGACAATCTTTTACCCGCCATGATGCGCAGCAGCTTGCCAAGATATTTGGGTGTTTCAGCCCAAATCAATTCATATCCCCAAGGTTTATTGACTTTTCTCATGATGATATTATAACTTGTTTTCAAGTCATAAGTCCACAGCAGGATTAGGCGTATGTCGGCTCTTCAAAGCCTCGAGGCATTTCTATGACGTAGCGGCCGCGAGATTTGCTGGCCATGTATGTCCTAATCAAGTCTAGGATGCCTGCAAAGTTACCCGATTTGGCCCATGCCAAGGCCTGGTCGACATAACTCTGTGAGCCTGGCATCAGGCTAGGCATCTGCTTCACGAGGTCAATTAGCGCCTTTTCTTGTTTTGGTTCCTTGGGGAATTCCAGAGTCATGATGCGGCGTCGATCATCCTTGGGATCTATTTTAATTCCTTCAACTGTCAGGTTTTTAAAGTATTCCTCGACACGTTGCCTCATCAGTTCTTCACGAATGACTTTTCTTAGTTCTCCAATTCTTACCTTCATTACACGCCTTCAATTTTTCATAAATATACCTCACAGGTATGATCTTTCAATCGTTGATCCTTACCAACCAATTTTTTGCGATCGTATTGGCCATGTTGCCACCTTCGAAGAGCACGCAGCAGTATTCCATGCCAGTAAATTCCTCAACGTTGTCGGAGACGAGAATGCCAATTCGTGGAGGCTCAGGCGCAGGATCCTGTCCCATGGTTAACCTCACCAGGTCACCCACCTTCATCCACCACCTCCATCAACTGTTCCATCTCGTCGATCAGGTCACCGCCCTCACACAGGACGGTCCACCACTGGTACTTCTTGTCTCCCCAGGTGTTTGACCTCTCTGATTCCTTGATGATAACGCCGACGAGAGGAGTCCCTTTCCAGAATCCCTGTTTTCCCCGAATCAAGTCGCCTGGTTTCATATCTCCCTCATCTCGTACTCAAATATCTCCATACGCTCTCCACCCTCCAACAGGACGCTGTACATTCTGTCGGATCCCCTTCCAGACCTCTTGGTCCCAGGTGTCAGGATGATCCCGATGGACTGGGGTTTGTTGGAGTTGAAGGCATCGTAGAACTTCACCAAAGTTCCGACCTGAAATTCCTTTTTTGTCACAGCTCGTCACTCCCTCCTGTCACAGCTTGACACAGCACCTCGATGCACCGTTGTTCCTCTTCGGAATTCACGAATGCAAACGTGAGACCGAAATCCAGGAGGATGTTCATCTTCTTGTAGGTGATCTTCCCGTGGCTGAGACTCTCATCGAAACCCATGAAGATCCCGATGGTTTCATATTTACCGTCGATCCATAGGTCCTTCGTGCGGATCAGGTCTCCGATGTTCGGTGTCACCTTCACACCTCAAGATCAACTGAGATCGATTTCACCACGGCCTGAAGCACCTCGCTGTGCCTCTTGTGGAACACCACATTTTTTCTTGAGTATTTGGACCATAAAACCTTCACGGCATTTTTTGTGAACACTTCTACCACCAATCCGTGTGATCCTGGATCATATCTGTGGGACACGATGGAACCGAGGTTCATGGCGTAACCTGTCTTGAGATCGGTTGGGTCTTCGATGGTTGTGAGAAGGTCCATGGCTCTATTGTATCAAGGCTGTGGGAAAGATTTCACAAGATCAGGTCAAGTTGGTAGTCTTCGAACCAGACATATCGTTCGTGAATGAAGATTCGATTGTATTTCTCACGGCGATCCACCACGATTCCCAGTCCGGGCATGACCCACATGGCCTTGTGATAACCACATTCGTTTGGAATCGTATCGTACCCTTTGGACATCTCGTTCCCAGCGGGTGAACGATGTGAGGGATGACGGTGAAGGACCACCAATGAACCTATCTTAGGTGTCTTCATGGTTTCAACGACACCCGTCGCAAGGTTCCCATATCATGTTCCTTGGTGATCCCATCATTCCAGGCCACACGGTAGATCCAAGGAACACCGTAGGGACTCTTCAACAATTTCTTGTCGATCTTTACCTCCAAGAGGATCCCCAGCAACCGGGTGTTCAGCTGGCCGTCCCAGTCAATCTTCGCGACGAGGTCGCCTGGATTCATTTTTGTTTTATCTTCTTGTGAGTGCTTTGCGGACATCCATGGGATCTGCGCCAGTGGGTGACATGTTTTCCTTGATGTAGTCGGTTATCCACTTGCTCATGGTTCGTACTTCGGTGGAGGTACCAGTCTTTTTCAGTTGTGCAAGTTGTTCGAGCATTCCTGCAAGTTTTTCATCATTCACGAGAGGAGCCATGGCGTCATCGATCGCTTTTTGTCGGCCCTTAGCAGCATTTTGTTCACGACGATCCAATATTTTATTGTAGACTTTGCTTCCCAATATCTTAACAGAGACAAGTCCTGCAACGCCAGCCGAGACGGCCAAACCTGCGAGGGCGTCGATCAATCGGAATTCTTCGTAAGTCATTTCATTGAGCCTTCTTCTTGAGAAAGACTCGATGACAGGCAGGTCACCAATCGTTGGCTCATCAAGGATTCCCATGAATTCTTCGCCTGTGACACCAACTTCATGCAAAACACTTTCTAACTCTTCCTTGATGATCCTGCGTAACTGTGTGACTGTCAATTTCATTTGCGTCTCCTGTCGCTTCTGACTGCTTCATCTCTTTTTTGGAGGAAAACCATAGGCATCAAGTGCTTTGTCGGCGAAAGACTCAGGGGTTTCTCCTGAAGCCACTATAAGTTCACCTATAAGACGTTCAATCTTTGCCCTCAATTCCTTTATCTGCTCGCCGGCGATCTTCGCATTTACAAGGTCTCTGCTGTTTATATGCTTTATGGCGGCCGTGGTGACATCTGATAGCTGCTGATTAGCCATCTCTATTTCGCTTTGAATATCTTCGAGGGTTCGTGATTCACTCAGGACCCTGCTCACTTCTTCCTTGATGATCCTGCGCAACTGTGATGCTGTCAACTTCATATCGTAACCTTTCCCCGGTTTGCAGATAACTATATCCATCAACCGAGAAATCACCTCTTGCTCACCACCTTTAGTTCCTCTCGATAGTAACCGTAGATGGTGTGGCAATCATCCCATAGTATCTCATAATTGATCTTTCGGTCGTCCTCGTGCTTCTTCTTCGCCACCACGATTCCGATGTGAAATCCGTCGTCATCTCCAGGAATCCTGAATCTCAAGGAACCAGAAGGATTGTAGGAGACCATGTCACCGACATCAATAGTCACAGCCATTTATAGGCTCCCACCCCGATCCACCCAACCACACCACGGGCCATGCACTTGATGTAGTCATCGTAGTTCTTCTCACCGAGGTAAACCACCAGCTCACCAGGATTTAGTACGAAGTGTTGCTCGTGGTCCTCCATTTCGCTGTGCTTGTAGAAAGCGGTGTCGAAAATGACCTTAGCGAGAGAACCGGTCTCCATGTCAACATCCTAACACGTGATGCTCGGGGTTTTCATCCTCACGATTCACCTATAAACCCTGTAGAAATTTAGAAATCCACGGTAGCTCCACCCCTCGGTCCTGCCATCATTCATCAACAACTTTACCACACCATCACCCTCAGGATCCCGTTCAACCTCCAGAACCACTCCGGTCTTCTTACCGAAGGTACTCTTCACCTTCTCACAGAAGAAATCACCAACCCGAACATCACCGATCACTGTAGCACCTCCAGATCGATTATCGTGTTGGTGTTGATGCTCTGTTTCGTTCCGTTCACCAGCACATCCAACCTCATTACCTGGTACTGTGAAACAGGGGTTAGGCCTAGAAAAATACCTGAATAATAAACACCGGTAACTAGGCGGTATTTTAGAAGATCCCCTGGAGATAGAGGATTATCAATCCAATCATTCCCTTTGGGGTAGTGTAGCTTGATGCGTTTCACAGGGGCTTCAGTACGATACGTATTTCCCGGATGAGTTGATCTGTTTGGATAGCCTGCGGTTCTCATCGAGTAGTACCTGGATCACCTTGATGATCTCATCCGTGAGTTGGGGTGATAGGGTGGAATCCTTCAGCTTTCGATAAAGGGTGTTGTAATCGTAATCCATCGATCAATTCTCCTACATAACAGTAAAATTGTACACAAGTTGATCCCTTAAATCAACATCCACAATTTCCCCTCCAAAGGCCAGGAACCTCCCCAGGCAACCACGAGCTTCACCATCAAACCTCCGTGTTGCTCCAAGGTAAATTCCCCTCAGGTATTCATCCTCAAACTTATGAACTACAACCAGGCTTCCCGGTTTCACTCCATCACCTCAACGTAATCGGTTGCGATCCATCCGGATGAGCCCTTCTGTGTGATTATCTTCACGGTTCCAATCGTTCCCCTCTGTTCATCTCGATACACCTCCAGAACCAAACCAAACTCACCAACATTTATCTCTCCACAATCCTTGGTACCGAATCGATATGCTCCTGAATCACGTAGGGGTTGAAACTGTATATCCGGATGGATTTTTCTCATCCTCACCATATCTCCAACCTTCACACAATTTCCTCCGCGGTACCAATCCAGCCAACATCACCCTTGTTGGTTAAAACCTTGAAAAATCCACCGTAACGATTCACTGGTGGAGTTATACACATCAGAATATCTCCGGGGTTTATTACTGTATTCCACTCGGAGTTTCCGGATTCAGGATGGAGGTACAGTGGAGTTTTATAGGATGATTTGAGAAGCACCCCAGGTTTCAGTTTCATCGTCTCACCAAATCATGTTTTTGATATGCATAACGATTTCCGGTGCTTGGATCCAGTAGGATGTAATCATCGAAACCACCTTGAAAACTTTGAATATCAACAATGATCAGTGGAACTTGATACAAGGTTCGTGAATCCTTCACAAACACCAGATCTTTTACCTGGAAACTCATGTATTTAACACTTCCACTTCATCATCCCAATACAGATCCACCACTCTCGGCCTCCCATCCACCAACATTCGTGATGAAATCCACCGTGAGTTGTTATCCCGATTCAACTTGGCCAGGTGATCCACAAACATCACATCCAACACAATTCCATCCAGGGTTTCACCGAAGGAACCCAACCCATCGAAATGGATTCGAACCATATCACCTACACTCGGCAACATGATTTGATAATATCATCCCCTCACCGGGTTTTACACGGAAGGTAACCCTCGTTTACCTTTTGTGCGGTTCAGATCAACACTTCACGGATTATCCTACGCAACTGTGATACCTTTATCTTCATGGTATCCCACTAAACAGACAAAGGATCTTCTAGGAAAACTGTAATCTTTCCATCGGGCTCTTCTTGAAGCTGTATGTAGTATTGCTGTGAATCATACTCACCTCGATCATATGCATCTTGCACGAGTTTTAAATCCGCCTGTGTGACGCCTTCCGCCTCGAGGTCCTCCTCGGATATCGTATTGTTTCCCCCATTGTTGCCATAATCCACGGCAAAACTTTCAAGAATGCCTAGGACTTCGGCAACACGTTGTTCTACATTCTCATTCATCACCCTCTTGACTTCTTCACGGATAATCCTACGTAGTTGTGTTGCGGTTAGTTTCATAAACTCTAATTATTCTCCACCCAACAAAAATTCCACCTCAATCCCACCTTCTCCACACACCGTTCCAAACCCAGGCGGTATGAGGAACATCCTCAGGATTCTCCCCATCCAACAACCTTCGTAAGGATTGAATCACATCATCATTCGGTGAACAAAAATCCACTACATCACCATCCCCATCCACAATCACCACAAACTCATTGGGGAACTGGATATCATCACTCATCATTCACCACCGATTCCTTTATGATTTCGTGGGGAATTCCACATTTCTTGGCTCTGCCCAGCATATCCTTTGTTCCACGGCTGGAATCAATATCATTATGGAACGCTAGGATTAAATCAGGTTTTCCCTCATCTATCATCTTCTGGTTTCTAAGCGGCCCAGCGGCTCTACCGTTTTTACTCCACTCCGCCGGGAAACACATCACATCAAAACCTAGTTCCTTTCCGATCTCAGCTCCGAATACATCGGCACCTCTACAACCACCGTGAATCAAAGTTGAACCACTTGGAATGGAACTCAACCTCTCCAGGATCAACTCAGCATTGTTCCAATCTCTGGAACCACAAATCAAAACTCTCATGTTCCACCTCCCACCACCCTCCTCGGTAGGATTCCATCACCTGCAACTCCATCCACCAAACCAAGGTTTTCCGGAGCAGGAGGTGGAACATCCAAAACCTTCCTCACCTCTCCCCACCTCCTATCAAACTCATCCTGTTCATCACCGCTCAATGAACCCCACAATTCTTCCATCTCCCCATGGTATTCCTCACCCGGATCCTCCCCCAAAACCCCACAGGCCCAACCATGTTTCAGGCCCTTCAGGTACCTCTCCCACTTCAATTCCAAGGAATCACTCATCTTCCTCTCCCGGCCACTTTAACGCGGATTTACACAACTCATAAACACTACAATCATCATCACCCCTCTCAAAGGCATGGGATTTCAAACAATCCGCTTCAAGAATAACCTTTATAACACTCCTCATCTCCCTCAGTTTTTCTCGAAGCTCGGAACAATGGTAATACCCAGCTTCACCACAGAAACACCTCGGTTCTGAATCACTCATGTTTCCTTCCTGCCCATCAAGGAACCCCAAGGATCCATTGTAACCCTACCTGGCTTCTTATTCTCATCCATGATGTGTTGTGATAGTGATGCTCTGATTCTCACATTCAACTCATGGCATTCCTCCATACAATCCTGTAGGTTTCCTTCGAGCTGTTCCAACGTTTGAAACCCCGGAACCTGAAGAACAACATAATAGAAATCCTCCATTTCACCTTTGGAATTCTTTAACTCTCCGGCCGGAATCACGGTGAAAGGTTTCCAATCATTCAACATTCTTTCCTTCTCCCTTCTCCACCTCACACCACTTCAACACCGTTTCCTTCAACCCCTCCCACGGATACAGGATGTGGTGCCCATTTCCACTGGTAAATGAAACAAAGTAATTCACCTTGGAGTTTC